CTGGCTGAATTATCCTGGTGGGCGGTCCGCAATCAGGTGGCGGACGCGCTACCGGAAGCGGTATTACGTCGTTCGCTGGGGTTGCGTGCGGAAAAAATCCGTTCAATGTACCGTGAAAGCGACATCGTACCGGGAGAGCAGACCGCCACCAGCATACTGAAGCAGCGCACAAAAAATCTTGCGCCGCTGCCTCACCCCCCCCAGCAAACCCCGCCACAGGAAAAGACGGTGGTCAGCATTGCTGTTGATCCGGAGTCTCCGGAATCTTTAATGAAGCGACCTAAACGTCGCCGTTGGGTAAATGAGAAATATACGCGCTGGGTAAAGACACAGCCGTGTGCGTGTTGTGGTAAGCCAGCCGACGATCCCCATCACCTGATTGGTCATGGTCAGGGCGGAATAGGGACAAAAGCCCACGATATTTTCACGCTACCGTTGTGTCGGGAGCATCACAACGAACTTCATGCTGATCCGCTGGCATTTGAAGAAAAGCATGGTTCCCAGATTGATTTAATTTTTCGTTTTCTTGATCGCGCCTTTGCAACCGGCGTGCTCGGGTAAAAGAGGTTACTGATGCGTATAGAGTTTGTTTTGCCTTACCCGCCGACGGTGAACACCTACTGGCGTCGTCGTGGCAGCACATATTTTGTATCAAAAGCCGGTGAGCGTTATCGCCGGGATGTGGCACTTATTGTCCGCCAGCAGCGGCTGAAATTAAACCTGTCCGGAAGGCTGGCAATAAAAATTACTGCAGAGCCACCGGATAAGCGCCGTCGTGACCTGGACAATATTCTGAAAGCACCACTGGATGCACTGACACATGCGGGGTTGCTTATCGACGACGAGCAGTTTGATGAAATCAATATTGTGCGCGGACTGCCTGTTCCTGGTGGTCGGTTGGGGATAAAAATCACAGAGCTGGAGTGCGCATGAATAACCAGTATTTACAGTTTGTTCGTGAGCAGCTCATTATCGCCACCGCCGATTTGAGTGGGGCAACAAAAGGTCAGCTTGAAGCCTGGCAGGAGAATGCCATGTTTGATACAGGGCGTTACAGACGTAAAAAAATCCGGTACCGCGATAAGGTCACTGGAAAAATGGTAACGCTGGATAATCCACCGATCCCGGGAAAGCAATCGCTGGCGAAAGGTTCATCAATTGCCCTAGTCAGTCCGGTTGAGTTTTCGACATCATCATGGCGACGCGCCGTTCTGTCTCTTGAAGAGCATCAGAAGGCGTGGGTACTGTGGGTATACAGTGAAAATCCGAGTTGGGATTATCAGGTGGTCATTGCGAAATGGGCGTGGGATAAGTTTCAGGTGCATTTTGGTACCAGAAAAATTACAGGGAAAACGCTTGAGCGTCTGAAGAAATTAATCTGGCTGGCGGCGCAGGATGTCAGGGGGAGGATTACTGGGTGTGACGTCTACCAGCGACAGGAACTTGCCAGACTGTGTGGAGTTAAGTCAGACAACTGGAGCCACAATTATGCGCACTACTGGCGTGATATGTGCGACATTTTTAAGAACCTCGACAACGAATCTTTGATTTATACCATGAAAACAAGATCGCAACAAAAAGCGACCTTTTCGCGGCGGGTTATTGCAAAAGTCAATTAAATCGCGTACATTTCGTGTAAATCTGATATTTTGCTGATTTTGTACACGATGGCAAACTAAACAAAGCCTGCTGCTGAGCGGGCTATCTTTTGTCGTAAGTTGAGCGAAAGACCATCGATTTTACCTTGCTAAAACTATTCTGCTATTGCCGAGTTACCCTTTAGGTAATACACTCATCTTATAAAAGAAAGTGGTTGTTAGCCACATAGGTTAGGATGTGCGCATACTTTGTTTGTGTGCTTTTTGTGTTTTATCTGTTAACGGAGGGGAGCATGCCGAAATATCTAACACTTGCCGCTCGCGCGATCCTCTCACCTGAGAAGATCATCAAAAAAATTGCAGATATAGCTTCCATGTGTGATGGAAAAGAAGCTAAGCATGAAAGTGACAAGTTTTTCATTGATAGTAATGGTTCGATGGTTTTGAATCGCAACAACGCTGATGTGCAAAAGGCTTTCGCAGCCAATATTAAGGGATTGAGTACTAAGAAGAAGGGTTAGTCTTCTATGTGGGCTGCGCTGATTGTTATTGTTTTAGTTTGTGGTTATCACTATACCAACTGCCATTTGCCGTCACGATACCGTCAAAGCAAAGCGATCGGTTGGAATGCATACTTTGATGTTGCACTGAAAGGTGGTGAGTTTCTCATAAGTGGTATTCTTATCGCTGCCTTATTGGTTGTTGTTCTGTACGCTGGAATGTCACTTTGGAACATTCCAGCGTACTTGTTTGGTTGGTACGCTCCCTTTACTTTCGCCCATGACTTTCTCAAAATGCGAGTGTTTGGGTTGAGCATGTTCCCTGCTATGTCGATAGCTTTCACTATTATTGTAAGTATCGGGAAGGCATCAGAGGCAACCAAAAACCATAAAGACCCACAAAAGCGCAAGGCTATTTTTGAAGAAATTGCGGCTCATAGTGCCGTGGAAAATATCCTTCTTGAATCAGTTGAGCGTGGATTGTTATTGTTGGTTACACTGAAGTCTCGCAAGGTCTATGTGGGGATGATTGATGAGGCACGTTTCAATCAGTTAGATACTCACACATTGGTGCTAATCCCTTTTATGTCCGGGTACAGAGATAAAGATACTCTGACTTTTTGTGTTGAGCATAATTATGTGGACTACTACCTTAGTCAGGGTATCACATTAACTTCTGAGCCATTGTCAGTTTATCAGTTTAGGCATGTGTTGCCCTTCGATCAGATCGAATCTTTTTCGCTGTTTAATGTTGAAACATTCGAGACTTTCAAGGCAGGTATTGAAGGGAAGAAGGCCACTGAAGTACAGAATCAAACAAGTTAAGGTTGTTACCTCATTAATTAAACCCGCCATTGAGCGGGTTTTTTGATGCCCGAAGTGCGGTACATTAAACGCGCTGGTAGTTATTAATATCGGTCTTTCAGCTTGCTGGCTTTTTCGACAAGAGTTATTGGTATGTCACGTTAACCAGAAAAGGGAAAAGGCATGCTAAAACAGCAGGATATGACCGAAACTGCCAGAGTGGTGTTTAATGAATTAAGCGTCACCGAACCGGCGACCGTCGGGGAAATTGCGCAGAATACTTACCTTTCACGCGAACGTTGCCAGTTAATACTGACCCAGCTTGTTATGGCGGGTCTGGCAGATTATCAGTTCGGTTGTTACAGACGCCTTCCTCAGTGAAGGCTTTTTTATTTGTGGTAATGGGCGGCTGGTGGGTGTTAGCGGCACCTGCCAGCCATCTGCTCATGCGTTGGGGTCACAAGCAAACCTCAGGCCCATCTGCTTTGCGCAAAAGCGGTATGAGCCTATCAGAGAAGTGCTTATTGATCTATGGCTAATACTGTAAAAATATCCAGTTGTGAGTTAATCAACGCTGATTGCCTGGAATTTATCCAGACCTTACCGGAAAACTCTGTCGATCTTATAGTCACAGACCCGCCATACTTTAAAGTGAAACCCGAGGGCTGGGATAACCAGTGGAAGGGCGACGATGATTACCTGAAGTGGCTGGACCAGTGTCTGGCGCAGTTCTGGCGGGGGCTGAAACCTGTCGGAAGTCTTTACCTGTTCTGTGGTCATCGCCTGGCATCTGATATCGAAATCATGATGCGTGAACGCTTCAGTGTGCTGAACCATATTATCTGGGCGAAGCCGTCCGGACGCTGGAACGGATGCAACAAGGAAAGCCTGCGGGCGTATTTCCCCGCCACAGAGCGCATTCTGTTCGCGGAACATTATCAGGGGCCGTATCGTCCGAAAGATGCCGGGTATACGGCGAAGGGCAGTGCACTGAAACAGCATGTGATGGCCCCGCTGATTTCTTACTTTCGTGATGCGCGCGCGGCCCTGGGGATAACGGCAAAACAGATTGCAGATGCCACAGGAAAGAAAAACATGGTGTCGCACTGGTTCAGTGCCAGTCAGTGGCAGCTACCGAACGAAAGCGATTATCTGAAATTACAGTCGCTGTTTGCCCGGGTGGCAGAAGAGAAACATCAGCGCGGAGAACTGGAAAAGTCCCATTACCAACTGGTCAGCACATACAGTGAGCTGAACCGGCAGTATATGGAACTGCTGAGTGAATATAAAAATTTGCGGAGGTATTTCGGTGTGACGGTGCAGGTGCCGTACACCGATGTGTGGACGTATAAACCGGTGCAGTACTATCCAGGGAAACATCCGTGCGAAAAACCGGCAGAAATGTTGCAGCAGATAATCAACGCGAGCAGTCGTCCGGGAGACCAGGTTGCAGATTTTTTTATGGGCTCAGGTTCAACGGTAAAAGCGGCACTGGCGCTCGGGCGTCGTGCGATTGGCGTTGAACTGGAGACCGGACGTTTTGAGCAGACAGTCAGGGAAGTTCAGGATTTAATCGTTTGAAACGGATGAGATTGCAGAATTAATTACGCACCATTATTATTCTGCTCCCGGCCCTTTAGCTCAGTGGTGAGAGCGAGCGACTCATAATCGCCAGGTCGCTGGTTCAAATCCAGCAAGGGCCACCATCACATACCGCCATTAGCTCATCAGGAAAGAGCGCCAGCCTTCGAAGCTGGTTGCGCGGGGTTCAAGTCCCCGATGGCGGTCCATTATCTGCATCATGCGTTGTTAGCTCAGCCGGACAGAGCAATTGCCTTCTAAGCAATCGGTCACTGGTTCGAATCCAGTACAACGCGCCACACTTATTTTCCCTGGCTCGCTTTTGCGGGCCTTTTTTTTTAAATGTCTCACAATTCAGACGGTTGACTGTTGTCTGGTTTGCGGGGAGTTTGTTAAAAGAAACTGGCATGGTGAATCCCCCTGTGCGGAGGGGCAATCAGCGAGTAGGTATATGGGATAATCGCGGATTCAGGTGCTGGTACTGAATTCACCGGGAGGCACCCGGCACCATGCAATGGCACATAGCGCCACTCTCCAGCCCCTCTCCGGAGGGGCTTTCTTATGGACAAAAAAGCCCGCGCAGGGAGACGCGGGCGGCAAGGAATAAACAACAAAACGTGAAGTAATATTTCAGCTGGCGAATAATATCCGACAGTAATCACTCTGCGCAATAGCGCGGCCTTTTTCGTATTGCGGGCTGTTGTCTCTCTTCTGCCATTGTCCTGTAACTTCCGGACTTCAGCCCGCTCCTCATTTTACTCACAATATTATCCCGGCCGGGAGGATTCATGGCTTTTAAACACTATGATGTTGTCAGGGCGGCGTCGCCGTCAGATCTTGCGGAAAAGCTGACACATAAACTGAAAGAGGGCTGGCAGCCGTTTGGTAGTCCGGTGGCCATAACCCCTTATACTCTGATGCAGGCGATTGCAGCAGAAGGTGCAGTAATCAGCGCCACCAGCGACCCGGAGTATTACTTTGTTGTGGTTCTGGCAGGGCAGTCAAACGGCATGTCGTATGGTGAAGGCCTTCCGCTGCCGGGGACATATGACCGTCCGGACCCGCGTATTAAGCAACTGGCGCGTCGCAGTACGGTGACACCGGGCGGTGCAGCATGCAAATATAACGACATCATTCCGGCGGACCATTGTCTGCATGATGTGCAGGACATGAGCCGTCTTAACCATCCGAAAGCGGACCTGTCAAAGGGGCAGTACGGAACCGTGGGGCAGGGGCTGCATATCGCCAAAAAACTGCTGCCGTTTATACCGGCGAATGCGGGCATTCTGCTGGTTCCGTGCTGTCGTGGTGGTTCAGCGTTCACCACCGGAGCTGATGGCACATACAGTGACGCGAGTGGTGCCTCGGAGAATTCAACCCGCTGGGGTGTGGGCAAGCCGCTGTATAAGGACCTTATCGGTCGAACAAAAGCGGCACTGGAGAAGAACCCGAAAAATGTGCTGTTTGCCGTGGTGTGGATGCAGGGGGAATTTGATTTTGGCGGTACGCCGGCAAATCATGCCGCACAGTTTGGTGCGCTGGTTGATAAATTCCGTGCAGACCTGGCGGATATGGCAGGCCAGTGCGTCGGTGGCTCTGCTGGCGGTGTTCCCTGGATATGCGGGGACACGACGTATTTCTGGAAGCAGAAGAACGAATCCACGTACCAGACGGTGTACGGCAGCTATAAAAATAAAACGGAAAAGAATATCCATTTCGTACCGTTCATGACCGATGAGAACGGGGTGAATGTGCCGACGAACAAACCGGAAGAAGACCCGGACATTCCGGGTATCGGTTATTACGGTTCGAAATGGCGTGACAGCTCAGCCACCTGGACGTCACAGGACAGGGCGAGCCATTTCAGTTCATGGGCTCGCCGTGGGATTATTTCCGACCGTCTGGCAACGGCGATTCTGAGCTGCGCGGGTAAGTCTTCTGCGTTTGTTAATGGTACTGCCGGGGTGGTTGTTCCAGACAGGCCGGTTACCACCTCAGAGTCTGTAATTTTTTACGATGCCAAAAAAGCTACAGACAATCAGCTGAAACCTTATGGCTGGGACGGTATGTATGGCAGACGCACACTGGTTGATGACAGCGGCAATAAAGCTCTGCGAATTGAGAAAAATAACAGCGCGAAATCCTGGTCAATGTACTGTGATATTGCTGCAGACAAGGCAAAACTTTTACTGGAAAAAGGCGGGGAAATTGCTGTCCGGTTTAAAATCCCCGAAAACGTCAATCTTGAGACAACCAGAAACAAGTATGCCTTTGGTTTGTACTGGCGAATAGCGGAATGGCCGGGTGAGGGTGGTGAAGGCCATCTGAGTTCTTTCTTTGTCCAGACAGATAAAGCCAGTATTAATGTTGCATACCATCATACAGTTAATCAACAAAAAGAACTTGGCACGTTTGGCGCATTCGACCATGACTGGCATACGCTTGCATTTAAATTTAAGGGCAGTAACAGCATTAATGTTACTCCGGTGCTTGATGGTGTGGATGGACAGGCGTTTGACCTGGTGAAATGGGCCAATACTGCTAATGGACTCAACAGGTTTGTCATTACGGATATTACAGGTAGTGCAGAAACCTACCCTGTACTTATTGATACGGTGGAAGTTAAAGCAAACAAAGCTGGAGCAGCCGCATAATTGCTAAAAAAAGCCGCCAGCGGCAGGAATGGAAGCTGGCGGAGGTAATCCCAATGGAGAATGTAAAGAAAAGATGCTTTCGTACATTGGTTTTTTAAATGAAAACAATTCTCATTGTCAACCATAACGGTAAGAAATTATGACATTTATTCATCAGGTGATGCTGTACTTCTGTACGGCGGTCTGTGTGCTGTATCTTCTTTCGGGTGGGTACAGGGCTGTGCGCGATTTCTGGTGCAGGCAGATTGATAAAAGGGCCGCTGAGAAAATCAGCGCCAGTCAGTCAGCCGGAAGCAAACCCGAAGAACCCGTTACTCCTTAACAACCCCTTTCAGCGAGAAAATCCCATGTCAGAAATCACATCCCTGGTCACTGCAGAGGCAGTGAAGGAAGTCCTGCGCTCTGAAGAAGTCCGGAGCGCACTGAAACAGAAACTTCGCCAGAATCTTGAGTCGCGTCTTGATGCAGAAGTGGATGCCATTCTGGATGAGCTGCTGGGCGTAGCAGCGGTTCCTGAGCCGGAAGGTATCGCGGGTGACGGGAGTGCTTCAGATGGCGGTGAACCTACACCTGACAGCGACATGATGATGTAAGCATGCGCAAGGGACCATCGGTGTGTGCCGGTGGTCTTTATATTGTTGTGAGCTTCCGGATTGCGGGAGACGGGGTATGTACCAGATGGAAAAAATCACAACAGGTGTGTCATACACCACGTCAGCGGTGGGAACGGGCTACTGGTTCCTGCAGTTGCTGGACAGGGTTTCCCCGTCTCAGTGGGCGGCAATAGGCGTGCTGGGGAGTCTGTTGTTTGGGCTGCTGACATATCTGACTAACCTGTATTTCAAAATCAGAGAGGACCGTCGTAAGGCGGCGCGGGGAGAGTAAAGCGATGAAGAAAAAATACGAACTGGTTGTTAAAGGGATAAATAATTACCCGAATAAGATTACTGTTACTGTGGCACTGGAAATTGGTGGGTATCCGTCACTGTTGTTGCCAGATGTGGCGATTAGTCTTGACCGTACTGAAGATGCCACGCTGGAGTTTTACGAAGCTGAGGCGAAAAAGCAGGCGAAGCAGTTTTTCATGGATGTTGCTGCCGGGTTATGTGAAGGGGATGGTCCGTTGCCGGAAAAGCGCCCCGTAATTTTAGAGGCGCAGGATGTGTTGATAACCTACAGAGGAAAACTACCGGGAATAATTACTGGTTCTCTGAAGACTCCACCGCTGGCCTGAAGACTTAACATATCCAGGGATTTGAAATCGATAAACCCTGATAAATATCCATGAACACCAAAATCAAATACGGACTGTCGGCTGCCGTTCTGGCGCTGATTGCCGCAGGTGCGCCTGCGCCTGAAATCCTCGACCAGTTTCTGGATGAAAAGGAAGGTAACCACACCACGGCATACCGTGATGGCGCGGGTATCTGGACCATCTGCCGCGGTGCCATCCTGGTGGATAGTAAACCTGTCGTCCCGGGCATGAAGTTGTCGAAGGAAAAATGCGACCAGGTCAACGCCATTGAGCGTGATAAGGCGCTGGCATGGGTGGAGCGCAATATTAAAGTGCCGCTGACCGAACCCCAGAAAGCGGGTATCGCGTCATTTTGTCCCTATAACATTGGCCCCGGTAAGTGTTTCCCGTCGACGTTTTACAGACGGATTAATGCTGGTGACCGCAGGGGAGCATGCGAAGCGATTCGCTGGTGGATTAAGGACGGTGGCAGAGACTGCCGTATCCGCTCAAATAATTGCTACGGTCAGGTATCCCGGCGAGACCAGGAAAGTGCGCTGGCGTGCTGGGACATCGACAGATAAGCAGAATATTTTGCTGAAAAATAAGGCATGAGCACGCGGACGGATAACACGAAATCCTGCGAACTGGCGAAACGTAAGTGAATAAAAGTAAAAACCCCGTTTGTTGGCACCAAGCGGGGTTTTGTGTTTCTGACCTTGAGTAAGGCAAGGGAGAACATGGCGAAGTATAAACGAATTCTGTTGAGGTTGACCATGAAAAACGGCCTTGAACTGAAAGCGCCTGTAACTGATGACATCAGCAGAGCACTGGCTTTTGCCATTAAGTGGGTGGCGGTCGGTGTTGCTGTGTCCCCGATGCTGTATGGGCTGGCAAAACTGGTCATTGCGTTGAAATCGTGAAGGGAGGATTAAGCATGTCAGACAAACTCATAACGCTGGCGAAGATCCTCTGTGTAATTGTCGGCATTTCATTTTCACTAATGCTGGTTGCTCTTTTTCTTTCCATGGCCTGGATGATGTTGTCTTCGTCGGGGCTGCTGGGGTGAACATAAACCGAATGCTTTCCGCGTTTACCGTTATTCTGCTGGTGGTCTGTGGTGCGCTGTGGCTGGTAACAGACCATTACCGTGATAACGCCATCACCTACAAAGCGCAGCGCGATAAAAAAGCCAGAGAGCTGGAGCTGGCAAACGCAACCATTACTGACATGCAGCAGCGCCAGCGTGATGTTGCTGCGCTTGATGCCAGATACTCAAGGGAATTAGCCGATGCGAGAGCTGAAAATGAAACTCTGCGTGCTGATGTTGCCGCTGGTCGTAAGCGCCTGCGGATCAACGCCACCTGCTCCGGTACCGTGCGTGAAGCCACCGGCACCTCCGGAATGGATAATGCAACCGGCCCCCGACTGGCAGACACCGCTGAACGGGATTATTTCACCCTCAGAGAGCGGTTGATGACAATGCAGAAGCAACTGGAAGGGGCGCAGGAATATATCCGCACTCAGTGTATTAACTAGTATTTTTGTTATCCGGAGAATGCATGAAGAAATTACTGGTAACCGTAAAGCCTTTTCAGGGAACAATTCCGTTCCGTATTTTGCAGCGTGGTCGTGTTCTTGTTGAAGGTTCGTTCAGTGGTAAATGTACGCAATTACACTCCCGGACCTTTCAGGTGAATGCCACGAATGAAGAGCTAACCGTTGAGTGTACGATGAATGCCGCTAAATGCCGCATGGTATCCGCTGCATTACAGCCAGTGTGTTGAGCGACCTTATTAACCATGCGCGGTATTGTCGCCGTATCCCCGCATTAACAGAGACCGCAGCCCGACCGGGAGACTCCTCTGCGCGAGTGTGCGGGGATAATCAAAAACGATACACACCGGGGTTTACCGCGTTAACGGAGCGCGGCGTTGTCCCCTCATGGTCGCTGGTCCGGTGCGATGGTGGAAGAAACCGGACGATGTGTTACCTCGCAAGCTCTGTTATGTCATGTGTCTGATTTGTGATTTAAGTCGGATAATTGTCGTTGCCATTAAGCAGAGGATTGATGACCGACAGGGTGGCATTGTTAGAATAAGACTTATTCTTATCTGTGCCGGGAATGAAAATGAAAAGAAACCTTCCGTTAATTATTTTGTTGTCTTCTCTGGTTATGGGCTGTACGCAACATAAAACAGATATGCCCCGACAGTTGGTTAAGGCATTACCACAATATCCGGCCTATGCAGCGGCAAATTATATAAAGGGACGGGGTGATGTGAAGTTTGATATTGGTGCTGATGGTACTGTCACCCGAATTGAGTTTATCCGTTCAGAGCCGCACCATTTGTTTGATGAGCAGGTTGTAAAGGCGATGGCAAAATGGCGATTTGAGAAGGACAGGCCGTGTAAAGGCGTGAAGAAAACGTTTATCTTTAGTCCTTCTGCACCCTGATTATTTCATCAGAAATTAATTATCACTCTGTTGTTATTCTGTACATCCCGGCAGGGTAAGTCTTGTTCCGTCGGATATGAAGATGAAATATTGTTGGAGGACAGTGGGTACCTGCTCCTGTAACCGAACGTTCATTTCTCGTTATTTTTCATGCTGGCCGGGCGCAGATGCGTTGCATCTGTTGCCAGCCTTCTCCTGCAGGCTTCAATAACCCACGCTGAAAAGTTTCCTGAACCTTTCAGATCAAGAGCGATGTTAATTTGTTCAATCATCTGGTTTGGAAATCGGATGTTGCGGGTTGTTGTTCTGCGCGTTCTGTTCTTTGATGACATAATGTTTCCCCATATTCAGTGTTGCTGATTTGTATTATCAGAAGTTGCTTTTACGTTAATTTGACGCAGATCAATTAATACGATACCTGCGTCATAATTGATTATTTCTCGTGGTTTGATGGCGTACACACATGTTGTGATAAACCTTATACAGATGATAATCATTATCATTTCGTGGGTCCTTTCCGGCGATCCGACCGGTTACGGGGCGGCGACCTCGCGCGTTTTCACTATTTATGAGATTTTTTGAGGGGGTGGTTGTTGTTTAATTGTTTGGTATATCTAATTGATAAGTAAGGTGAAAATAAAATAAATACAACAACCTTACGATGTGTTTTGATGTCGTCAATGCGAAAAATGTCAATGATATCAAATGGTTTTGCAAAAACACATGGTTGTTGTTTCGCTTTTTATCGATGACTTATGGAGAGGAGATGGCCTTTTTATTGAATAAAAGTGATATGGCCTCCTCCATCGGTATCTCTGTTCAGGCATTTGATAAATGGGGCGTTCCTCCTGTTGAACGTCGGGGGAGGGAAGTTTTATATGACGTTAAAACTGTACTGGAGATAGATCGCGAGCGGCGACAACACAATCAGAGAACACCTGATGACGGGGGAGAACTGGAGGAAAGGCTGCTTCGGGCCAGAGCTGAACTGACAGAAGAACAGGCTGTAGCTCAAAAACTTAAAAATCAGGTAACCGAAGGTAAGCTCATCGATTCAGACTTCTGCGTTTTCGCCCTCAGCAAACTGGCGATGGCATTGTCCAGTACGCTTGATTCCATTCCGTTATCCATGCAGCGACAGTTCCCGGATTTAACGCCACGTCATATTGACCATCTGAAAACCCTTATTGCAAAGGGCGCAAATCAGTGTGCGCGGGCAGGGGATAAATTACCGGATTTGCTGGATGAATATATCAGAGCAACAACTGAATAATATGGTGGCCGCCGTTTCGGTTGCGCTGCAGCCTCTGGTCAGGGTTGTACCGATGACGGCAGTTGAATGGGCTGACCAGTATTATTATCTGCCGAAAGAATCCTCATACGGTGACGGCGAATGGAAAACGCTGCCGTTCCAGATCGCCATCATGAACAGTATGGGGAATGATCAGATCCGCACTGTTAATCTGATTAAATCTGCCCGTGTTGGCTATACAAAGATGTTGCTGGGAGTCGCCGGGTATTTTATTGAGCATAAATCCCGAAACAGTCTGCTTTTTCAGCCCACGGATTCTGCCGCTGAAGATTTTATGAAGTCTCACGTGGAGGCGACGATTCGGGACGTGCCATGCCTGAAAGATCTTTCCCCGTGGCTGGGTCGTAAACATCGTGACAATACTCTCACGCTGAAACGCTTTTCATCGGGGGTGGGCTTCTGGTGCCTGGGTGGTGCGGCAGCAAAAAACTACCGTGAAAAATCCGTGGACGTGGTCTGCTATGACGAACTTTCCTCGTTCGAGCCGGATGTCGAAAAAGAGGGCTCGCCAACCCTGCTGGGGGATAAGCGTATTGAGGGCTCGGTATGGCCAAAATCCATTCGCGGCTCGACACCTAAAATAAAAGGCTCCTGCCAGATCGAAAAAGCCGCTAACGAGTCGGCACACTTCATGCGTTTTTATGTGCCCTGTCCGCACTGTGGGGAGGAGCAGTATCTGAAATTTGGCGATGAGTCCACGCCTTTTGGGCTTAAATGGGAGAAGGACAGCCCCGAAAGCGTTTTCTACCTCTGTGAGCATCATGGCTGCGTGATCCATCAGTCTGAACTGGACCAGAGTAACGGGCGGTGGATCTGTGAAAACACGGGCATGTGGACCCGTGACGGTCTGACGTTTTTCAGCGCTGCGGGTAATGAAATTCCGCCGCCGCGCTCCATCACTTTCCATATCTGGACGGCGTACAGTCCGTTCACCACCTGGGTACAGATTGTCTATGACTGGCTGGATGCACTGAAAGATCCCAACGGCCTGAAAACCTTTGTGAACACCACGCTGGGCGAGACCTGGGAAGAGGCTGTGGGCGAAAAAATCGATCACCAGGTACTGATGGATAAGGTTGTGCGTTACACGGCGGCGGTGCCTGCCCGGGTGGTTTATCTGACGGCGGGCATTGACTCGCAGCGAAACCGTTTTGAGATGTATGTCTGGGGATGGGCTCCGGGAGAGGAAGCCTTTCTGGTGGATAAAATCATCATTATGGGGCGTCCCGATGAGGAAGAGACGCTGTTACGTGTGGATGCGGCGATCAACAAAAAATACCGCCATGCAGACGGAACCGAAATGACTATTTCCCGTGTCTGCTGGGACATCGGGGGGATCGATGGCGAAATCGTTTATCAGAGGTCAAAAAAACACGGTGTTTTCCGGGTGCTGCCGGTAAAAGGCGCATCTGTCTATGGCAAGCCGGTGATCACCATGCCAAAAACCCGCAATCAGCGGGGCGTGTATCTGTGTGAAGTGGGGACGGACACCGCAAAAGAAATTCTCTATGCCCGTATGAAAGCCGATCCCACGCCTGTGGATGAAGCCACGTCGTATGCCATCCGTTTTCCTGATGATCCGGAGATTTTTTCGCAGACAGAGGCGCAGCAACTGGTCGCGGAAGAGCTTGTGGAGAAGTGGGAAAAAGGAAAGATGCGTCTGCTGTGGGATAACAAAAAGCGGCGTAACGAAGCGCTGGACTGCCTGGTGTATGCCTACGCG